TTCATTAAAACTGATGCGCCTAACGGATTAAAACACTTCCAAAGAGCGCCAATTTCCACTAAGATGGAAGGCGATTTTGAAACTGGAAACGTTAGATACAAATCTAGAGAGAGATACTCATTCGGGTTCTCTGACTTTAGAGGTATCTTTGGTTCACCGGGAGCATAATTACTCTTAACTTGTGGGGGATTCATACCCCCACAAGGCAACTAGGATAATTTGTTATATTGACTGCCCTAGCAGACGCTCGTAGAGACAATATAACTTTACTTACGAGGTAAAAATGGCTAACTCAACTTTTAGCGGTCCTATTCGATCAGAAAACGGGATGAAGCTAATTAGCAAAAACACTACATCTGGTTTAATATCAGACAGAACTCTTGGTACTCCTATACAGGATGCTAGAAGAGTTTATTTTGACGAATGGTTTTTACAAAGACCGGGTCTTAATGCAAACATTGACCAAGTATCAACAGTAGAAGTACAACGTGCTTTAAATAGAAACTGGGAAGCACTTGGAACTAACGTAACTACTGCATTAGTTACATTTGCTTCAACTTCAGCAGGAGTTCTAGCAACAACAGCAGGTGCAGATCAAGACCAAGCAATTTTAACACCACACTTAGATACTGCGGCAACAGCATGGGCAGGAACTAAATGGGGAACAGAAAATGAAACTCATTTTGAAACATCAATTATGCTACCAGCAATTGATAACCAAAAAGTTTGGGCAGGATTAAAACTAACTAATGATCAATTAGTTGCAACTGATGCTAACCAAGTATTTTTTAAATTTCAAACTGATGCTACTAACTCAGAAGCATTTACTGATTTTACTAAATGGCATTTTGTTCACAGTATTGGTGGTACTGACTACATAAGTCAATTACCTATTACTGTTGCGGCAAACACGCCTTATCATTTAAAAATTACAATTGATTCAAATAGAAAAGCATCAATTTTTGTAAATGGTCAACAGTATAATGTAACATCTACTTCTGGCTCAACTGGTGGTACAGCAGTAACAACTGGTACTACTAAATCTGCGGCTTTAACTGACGATATTGATTTAATTCCATACGTTGGTATTGAAGCAGGAGCAGCGGCGGCTGAAGCAGTAAACGTACATTATGTTTGCTGTAGTAGAAACGTATACGAATAATATAACGGCTAGGGTGTAACAGCCCTAGCCTTTTTTTTACATAGGAGAAACAAAATGGCAGACGCAGTTACAAGTCAAACAATATATGACGCTGTTGGATCGAAACACGCCATAATGAAATTTACTAATATTTCTGATGGTAGTGGTGAATCATCTGTTAAAAAAGTTGATGTATCAGCTTTATCAGCAGGAAGAGATGGAACAGCTTGTTCAAAAGTTGACATAGAAAAAATTTGGTATGACATTGGTGGAATGCGTGTCGATATAGAATGGAATGCAACAAGTAATGTTAAAGCATTAGTTCTAGGTGGCAGTGCAGCAGCAGGTAATGTTCAAGGACACTTAAACTTTTCAGAGTTTGGTGGAATTAAAAATACTGAAGCATCTGGATACGATGGTGATGTTGATTTAACAACAAGTGGTCACACTAACTTAGATCATTACACAATTGTAATGAAATTAAAGAAAACATACTAGGAATAAGATATGGCAACTTCTGGAACTAAAACTTCTACTTTATATGTTGATGAAATTATCGATGAGGCTTTATCTCGTATAGGCAGTGAGCCTACTACAGGAAAAGAAGCAAGTAGTGCAAGAAGAACTCTTAATATAATGATGCGTGAATGGGCTAACAGAGGCATTCAACTATGGACAATAGATGAAGCTACACAAACTGTTACTGAAGGCACATCAAATTATACATTAGATTCTTATACTTTAGACATACTAGAAGCTGTCATATCAAGAACAGAAAACAGTCAACGAACTGATTTTCAAATGGATAGAATTAACAGAGAAGATTATTTAAATATTCCTGTTAAAGCAACTAAAGGAAGACCATCACAGTTTTTCTTAGATATGCAAAGAGCAGCACCTGTAATATACTTATATCCAACACCAGATAATTCTACAGACGTTTTTCGTTATAGTAGAAGAAATAGAATAGAAGATATTACTGCTTCTACAGAAACTATAGACATACCAGATAGTTTTTTACCATGTGCAGTTAGTGGACTTACTTATTATATGGCACAAAAAAGACCACAAGTAGATATTAATAGAAGACAAGAATTAAAATTACAATACGAAGAAGAATTTAAAAGAGCCATAGATGATGGCAGAGAAAAAGTTGATTTAAAAATTTATCCTAAACTAGCGAGGGCTTAATGGATAACATAAAAAAAACAGACAGTGAAAAATGTCCTAAATGTACTTGTTTTTGTGATGATTGTGAATGCACATCAGATCAAGGATGTCCTAAATGTAATTGTTATGAGTCTGAGGATTAAAAATGGCATTTGCAAAAGGTAAATATGCTAAAGCTATATCAGATAGAAGTGGTTTTGCATATCCATACACAGAAATGGTTAAGGAATGGAATGGTTCTTTAGTACACAAATCAGAATTTGAACCTAAACATCCTCAATTAGAACCAAAAAGACATGCAGTTGATGCAGAGGCATTAAAAGATGCTAGTCCACAAGTAAAATTGTATGGTTCTGACCAATTATATAATGGATCTATTAATACATTACAAAAAAGATTAGGTATTACTGCTGAAGATAAAAGAATAAGAGGTAGTTTTACTTTAGCGACAGGCAATACATTAGCTACAGCATTGACATCTAGTGCAAGTTTAGGTAGTGTATCAATTAGTGTCTCATAAAGTAAAATTATTTGTAGCAACACCAGCTTATGGTGGATGGTTGTGTGAAGATTACTTCCATTCTATGTTAGAATTACAAACTTTTTGTAATCAAGAACAGATTCCTTTTCGTATACAAACACTTGGAATGGAATCTTTAGTTACTAGAGCAAGAAATACGTTAGTAGCAAACTTTTTAGATGATGAAGATGCTACACACTTGTTGTTTGTTGATGCTGACATAGGATTTAAACCTCAAATTGTCAAAAGAATGTTAGATTTTGATCATGAGGTAGTTTGTGCACCATATCCAATGAAATTAATTAATTGGAGTGCTATACCACAGTTAGTAAAAGATGATTTAGACTATAAAACACTTAGTTTACCTTATGTGTTAAATTTTAAAGATAAAGATAACATAGAAGTTAAACAAGGTTTTGCAAATGTATTAGATGCGGCTACTGGATTTCTTTTAATTAAGAAAGAGGCTCTTTTAAAAATGGTAAAAGAGTATCCAGAGTTACATTACAATACAGATCAAATATTAAATGGAAAAGAATATAATTCAAAGAACACTTATTTGTTTTTTGATACAATGAAGGATGACGATGGAAGGTATTTATCAGAAGATTACGCTTTCTCAAGAAGATGGCAAAAAATTGGTGGAACAATCTGGGCAGACCTCTCATCAGAACTCATCCACTACGGACAATACAAGTTTCAAGGACAACTCTGGAAACACTTCGACAAAAAAACGTAAAGACGTAACTGTAAAAGTTACAGGAATAGAATCAAAAATATTTAGAGGAGATTTATAATGGCTGACGCTACAGTTACACCTATAAAATCAACAGTAGTAATAAAAAACCCTAAAAAAGGTTTTATAAGAAAATTATCTTCTGAAGAAGTAAAGAAATACGAAGAAAGAGAACAACGTCTTATTAAAGAAGGAAAAAGGAAAAAATAATGGCTGATGATGCTTCAATAACACTTACAGCAACTGTATTACCAGATGAAATAGCCAAAACTATTTCTGGTAGCGTGAGTATAAGTCCTGCTGACGCAAATGATAAATGGTATTATAAATTAACAAGTGTTTCTAATGCAAGCACAGATTTAATTGCAGGATATTTTACAGATTATACTGCTGTAGATGATGATACAGCACCAACTGCTGTTGCTACAGGAGATAAAGTTAATTTTTTATTTATTAAAAATACTGATTCTTCTAATGATGTTTATATTGTTTTAGATGCAGGAACTGCTTCTACTTCTGTAACAGATGGAATTAAAATAGCCGCAGGTCATTCTTGGTTTGCAAATTTACCAAACACAACTGTTGCTGATATACATGCAATTTCATCATCTTCTACTGTAACATGTATAGTAGCAGCATTATTGGATGATGTAGGTTAGGAGATAACATGGCAACAATGACATATGCGACTTTAACGCAAGACCTTAAAGATTGGATGGAAAATGATGGAACAGAATTTTCTAATGAAACAGATAATTTTATTGGATTAGCTGAACAAAGAATTGTAAGAGATATAGATCCACAGGCTTTTACAAAAAGTGCTTTTTCATCTTTTAATGTTAATGACAGATTTGTAACAAAACCAACTGATGCTTTAGTTATAAGACATCTTTTATATCTTGATTCTGACAGTAAAAGACATTTTTTAGAAAAAAGAACAGACGAATATATATATGATTATTGGCCGACAGCAGCAACAACAGGAACACCAAAATATTTTGCTAATTACAATGACACAGAAATTTTAGTAGCACCAACACCAAGTGCCGCATTACGAATAGAAATGAGTTATGTTCAAAGATTAGACCCATTATCAAGTACCAATACAACAAATTGGTTAACAACAAATGCACAAGAATTAATCTTGTTTGGAGCATTAATGGAGGCTTGTACATTTAGTAAGAATAGAGAAGATTTACAAATTTATTCATCAAGATACAAAGCTTCTGTTGATTCAATAAATAATCAAGCAAGACGAAGAAGAAGAGATGATTACAATGCTCCCATGAACGTACTGGGAGAAAATAATATACAACAAGCGACTACATAGGAGAAATTAAATGGCAATAACGCAAACATTAACAGACACTTTCTTGCAAGATTGTTTAGATGGTGGACATAACTTAGGAAATGGTGGAAATACTTTAAAAATAGCATTATACACATCAAGTGCAACTTTAGGTGCAACTACAACAGCATATACTACTTCAAATGAAGTAAGTGGAACAGGGTATACAGCAGGAGGAGCAACTCTTTCAAGTCAAGCTGTTGCTTTTGATTCATCAAATAACGTAGCATATTTTGATGCAGCAGATCCTGCATTTACCACAGCTACAATTACTGCTCGTGGTGCTTTAATTTATAATAATTCTAAATCAAATGCATCTATTGCAGTTTTAGATTTTGGTTCTGATTTTACATCAACAGCAGGCACTTTTACAATTCAATTACCTTCAGCGGCTCACAATACAGCTATAATTAGGATTAGTTAAACATGGCATCTGGTACAGGTGGATACAATGCTGCTGCTTATGGTGATAATGGCTGGAATGATGGAGCATTAATATCTGAAGCAGGTATTGCAGCAGATTTAGTTTTAGGAACTGAAACACCTACAGCTAATGCTGACGTAACAGAAGGAACTACCCCAGAATTAGGGGCTATAGGTTCTCTTGCATCATTTGCTGCTATTACAGGAACTTCTCTTGTTTCACCAACTGGACAAGGTGGAACTTTAGCAACAGGAACAGTAAAATTTTGGACTGTTTTAGATACAACATCTGATGGAACAGAAACTTGGACAACAGGACACGCAAATTAAGGAAATAATATGTCAAATTATACACAACTAGGCTTTATAAAGCAAACTGATGGAGAAAATGAGGGTTCATGGGGTGACGCACTTAATGAAAATCTTATTGATTTGTTGGATGACGCTATTGGTGGATATGTAGAGGTTAGTGTTGCTTCTGGTAACGTAACTTTAGCTTTTGCTGATGGAACAGCAGATAATAATGGAAGACACGCAGTAATTAAATTTACTGGATCTCCCGGCACAACTAGAACAGTTACTTTTCCAGATAAACAAATAAATTATTTTATTGTTAATGGATCAGATAGTTCAGTAATTTGTACTTCTGGCACTGGAGCGGCTACTGTTACTATTCCAACTGGAATGAAAGATGTTATCTACATAGATGGCAGTGATGAAGTTTACAGTATGTTTGGAACTCCACATTTATCATCTTCTGGTAATTTTACTGTAGATGCAACAACAGACATTATTCTTGATGCTGATGGTGGAGACATATTTTTTAAAGATGGTGGCACTACTTTTGGTAGTGCAACAAATACAAGTGGAAATTTAATAATTAAATCTGGTACTACTACAGCATTAACTTTTAGTGGAGCAAACGTAACAGCCGCAGGAAATTTAACAGTAGATGGTAACTTAGATGTTACTGGAACTTTAGACCTAAGTGATTCAAACTTTACCAATGTTGGTTCTTTACAATTAGATTCAATTGCAGGTGATGGAGATACAAATACTTCAATAACTTTTTCTGGTTCTGATGTTATTACAGTAACAGCAGGTGG